AGGCTTGCGCTAAGTCCCCAGGCATCCCTGAATCAGGAACAATAGTTATTTCCATGCTCCCGTCATCCAACGTAACCATCTCTGGATTAAGGATGCCAATTTCTAATTCTTGTCCTTCTTCTTCTTCCGCAGGCTCTAATATGCCATCGGGAGCAGAGTACAGCCCCTTTTCGATTGCCATTGTTATATTCCTTATTTTTTCCTAAAGCCCCGCAACGTCTTAGCTAAGTTAGCTTGTCGTTTAGTGGTGGGGCTTTTAGACTTAGCCAATTTGTTTAATTCCTTCCCGCTGATTTTCTGTCCTTTTTTAACCCCTGCTTTACTACGCAAACTACCAGGGTTCTTAATTGCTTTCTTAATCCAATTTTTGTTTTTTGATCGGGCCATTAGTAATACCCTCCGTGCCTGTTTTGTTTAAAGTAGCGGATTTCATCCTCTTCATCGGACGGAAGCCGAATAAATCCACCTTTTCGGAATCGCATTAGGGCCAATGAAACTGAATCCACATAGTCATCATGCTCCCCCGCTGGAAAGCTTGCAACCTCGTCAATAACTTCATCCGCCCAATGACGATTGGGAGTCCACACCATTCCAGAAGCAAAAAGATCAGACACAGCATTTAACCGTGTGATTTTATCGTTACCTTTTACTGGCGTAAACTCTTGTACAGGTATTCCCATAGCTCGCATTTCATAAATAAGGGGTGCACCGGACGCTTTTTTCTCAATAATGCACGAATCCGGGTCCCATTCTTGGTACTGTTCAATAGCCACTTGTTTTAAACGCGGAAATTCCATTCTTTCGCGGAATGCGTTCAACAACATAATGTTAGCTTGCTCTACCCCTGCTGCATCAGGCTTATAAAACACCCCCCAGGTAGTTAATGCCGAATAATCGGCCCGACTTGTCTTTTCAAACGCGGTATCCCACGCCATAAGTACAAAATCGCACGCTGGTGGGTCTTCTTCTTCCCAAATTTGCCACCACTCCCGTTTTACGATGGCTGAAGCCTCAGATGTGGGGTTTTGCTGGTACTGCGCCATCCATTTAGTGTTGGGTAGTTCTTCTTTTAGAGCCGCCAGCTCCTCTGGAGGCCAAAATTCAGGCCATAACGGGTTACCGGAAGGCATAATTGCAGGAAATTCAATAACTTCCCACTCTTCACCCCCTCTTTGGGCTGCTGCTTTGAGTACTTGAGCTGTTAAATCTCGCATACTCCACCGTGTCATGACGATAACGATAGCCCCACCTGGCTGCAGTCTCTGCCTTGGCCCTGAGGTGTACCATTCGTAGGTCTTATCGTAAATATCAGGGTTTATTTCAGCTAACGCTGCTTCCTGTTCCGAGTGTGGGTCATCAATAATGAGCAAATCCGCACCTTTACCAGTAACCGCCCCGCCTACCCCAATGGCAAAGTAGTCTCCCCCCTTGTTTGTAGCCCATCTGCCTGCCGCTTTAGAGTCAGTTTGGAGTGCAACCCCTGGAAAAATGTCCGTGTACAACTCTTTATCTACCAAGTTTCTAACTTTACGACCAAACCCTACGGCAAGTTCTGCGGTATGGGAGGTTTGAATTACTTTTTTATGCGGGAATTTGCCCAGAAACCAAGCCGGAAGCAGGTAACTAGCGAACTCGCTTTTAGTATGGCGAGGGGGCATATTAATAATCAACCTTTTACACTCCCCGTTGGCAACGCGCTCAAACGCTGCACCCATACGAGCATGGTGTCTACCACCAATAAAGCTAGGCCATGTTTCAGTAACGAACTTTAAAAAACGGGTTTGGGATGTTTGACGGGTTTTAAGCTTGTCCAAATGTTCAAGCTCGGCCAACAGTTTTTCTCTTTCTGCTACCGACAGCAAAGGAAGAACAGTAGGGATGTCCTTTAAGGTAATGTTTTCTAAAGGATTAGTCATAGTTGTGCTAACGTCTCTTGCGAGCGGCGGGGCATAAAATGACAAAAAACATTAACAAACCTGTCCCCTTTAAATGGTACAGGCCTGCCGTGCTTTAAAAGCGCACTTTCATAAAACACTATGTCCCCCGGCTTTAAAACTAACGAATGGTTTTTTCCTGCATGGTCCTCAATTTCCAAAGGCCAATCCACGTTACTTTGCTGCTCAATATTTAAAATTGCCCCAATAATATGGGTTTCTTCCCTGTCTCTATGTGGTTCCAAAACGGCCCCGCGTGTATAAACCCGCAACCCGTAAACATAAGTGGGAAAAAGAAGTACTCCTGCCCATTCTTCAGCTTTGGGTTTAAGCTCCTCTTGTATCTCCTTGCGCAATTCCTCTGACAACTCTACAGTTTCACTAGCGGGGTCCCCAGCCATATTATGAACAAACCCCCCTTCAACATGCTCCAGCTTGGCATTTGGCAAATTGCGGCTATAAAACTTTTGGACTTTTAAAAGCAATTCAGGATCAGCTTTTTCTTTAATAAATCCTTCTTCTGTGTAAACCGGAATTGTCTTATGTTTTTCCTTAAACGCGGCGATGGTCTGCTCCAGCTCGCTACTTTCTGCCGTACACGCCTCCATGTAAATGGAATAAATCAGTTCAAGACTACAGCCTCGATCAATATTAACCTTAACCCATTCTTTCCATTCCTCATTCAGCGGCTGCGAATTCATCCGACTCCTCTTCTGCTACCCCTAGCTCTTCGTCCAGATTTAGATTAATAGGAGTAATATCAATGACTTCCGCATTAAGCAAACGTTTAACCCGCTCCTTGATTGCTTTCTCCAGGTCATCAGGATTCTGATAATTTATAGTCACTTCGCTGCGAGAAGTGAATAGCCCTATATCGCTGTGCTTTCCTAACAATTCCAAGGCCCTAAGCTCATACTTCACATCCCCACAATCCGCTATCTCCATGAGTTTATGGGTAATTGCAGACCGGGCTTCGGCGGTATCTAGTGCAAGTTGGGTGCCGTAGGAACGCAGAAAGGAAGCTGCAGCAAATGCAGTGCTTTGTTTTTCAAGGTTTTTTGGTTTTTTTGCCTGAGCTACGGCTTCAATAAGTTCTTTTTCCCGCGCCGCATTTTCGGGAGTTACTTCTAAAGGTGCCCCTAACTCGGCTTTAAGTTCTGCCGTATTCCCGGCAACAGCTATTTCTTCAAGTAAGGTGGGGACAACATCATCAGAAGTGTCATAAGGAACGGAATGCTCCTTAGTAGGTTCAACTTTCACTACAGCCATTGCAGGTATATCCGTGGATTACCGATTGGCGCGAGTGTAGCAGATATTGGGGGTGGTGCAAACGAAACAGGGACTCCAAAGGGGGGTGTTTCTATATATGGGGGTGGGGGGTAATAGAAAGTTACACATACTTCGATGGGGGTACCCCTTTAAGCTTTGGTGCCTGGGAGAGCCTAAACGCACAAATTCCTAATCTAACGTGCAAATTAGTAAGTAGTAAGGCGGCCTCTCGTTTCCTCAAGTCTGGTCGGGTGCCCCATATGGGGGTTATCTAACATTGTTAGTTTTTTAATGTAACACGTTTTGTCTATTGTATTTGTGTCACGTTTTGCTAAGATTATCACATCTAGCCGATCAGGCCGTTTCAGGTCCAGACCCTAGATACTACATGAGGATAACGGACAATGGATACTTCAATCCCATTTGATGTTAAATCTGTAAGCAAGATTACGGAAGTAATGAGTGACGAGGCGATTGCTAAGTCTAGCATTGCGTCACTTACTTCCCTACTTGCTACCGTTGATAACGTAGTCGGTCAGCTGACTCACGTTGTCAATACTAATCTGGTCATCAAGTTTGATCAGATTATGCCAAGCGAATTCGGTAACGAGCGCGCATGGTACAGCCTTAATACTAAGGCTCTCACTGGCGATGATTCTGAATTCGCTAAGACGTGGCGCTCTTGCAAGTCCCAGTTTATGGACCAACGCAAGGCCGATGGCTCTGCTAATCCATCCGTTGACTTTAAGCGCTTATGTGCCAAGGGTCAAAAGCTTGCAGCCGATGCTGATCTAGCTGTACGCATGGCGAATGGCGAGGTAATAGTTGCGGATGATGGCGAGCAATCGTCTGACAACGTAGGCGGCCAGACTGAGCGCACCTTCCGCGTTCGATTACGTCAGGACCTTGATGCGCTTATCAAGGCCTACAACCGCGGCATGGAAAAGGAATCTGAAGACGATTCGTTTGAACATGTTTCTGAGGCTGATCGAGTGGTCATGGCCGAAGTAATCGTCCAGTTTGACACACTGGATAAACTCTAACCGATAACCGAGCTTGCCACGGATGGCGAGCACTAGGACTCAATATGTCACACTGGAGAATAAGAGAAAGGCAATCGAGGCGCGAGGCTGAATATTGGCTCCGCGCTCTTTTCTTTTTAGTTGGAGTATTTGCGGTTGCTGCAGTACTGGCAATCAGTCACCTAGTTGCTACTTGGGACATAATCGAGGCTGAGCAAGCCGAGAATCTATGCGCTGAGATGGTAAAAACTTTTGAGCAATCGGGCGGTGAATTTGGCTGGCCGAATTGCGACCACTTAGGACGATAACCATGACAATATTACCCGCATACGGCCGCGACTATAAAAGTCAAAAGGCTGCACTAGCAGACTGGAACAATGGCTTAGACTTTAAATGTGCTATTACAGGTAGTTATCTATCCAAGCGTGACAACATTACTGATGTCTGGATTAGATACTGCAAACAAACAAAGAAAGTCAAAGCTAGTTAATAAGTAGCAGTTTTTAAGGCCCCAGTTTTCTGGGGCTTTTTTTTGTCTGGAGAAAACGTGTTGCTATAGCTATCTAACATTGTTAGTTACCTTAGCCTATGAT